ACTTTAATAACCGCGTAAGTAGTCAGGAGATTTATGGCCGTATCAGCACCACCCGCTAATCTACAGTTGCGGGTACAATTCTTCGACTACCTGTTTGGCGTCAATAAGGGCTTTCTGTGTATTGCCACCGCAAGCAAGAATAAAGGCAATTTCGCGCAGAAATTTTTTGAGTGGCCTGGGCAACGTCATAACGTAGCTAACTTTATCGAAGATATGTACCCGAACCGCGACGTGTGGTTCTGCGTCAATCTGCTCTCTATGCCAGAGCGACGTAAAGAGTTTGCGTTGGGCAGTACATTTGCATGGTCCGACCTTGATTATGCCAACCCTGCACAGTTGGAGCCGATTCCAACCTGTGTTGTTGAATCGTCACCCGGACGTTGGCAAGCATATTGGCGTGTTACTGGTGAGCCTATCCCTGCCGATGTTGCTGAGGATTATTCAAAGAAGCTCGCCTATAAGATTGGTGCAGATAAGAGTGGTTGGGATCTTACGCAATTGTTGCGTGTTCCTTGGACTGAGAATCAGAAGTACCACCCACCTGTGCCGGTTAAACTTATTAGTATCACCGACACGACGTATGACATTGGGGTCTTTGATGCTATACCGGAAGCGATTATTGAGAACTCAGAAGCTACGGTTATCGCTAACAATCCGATGCCTGTTATCGAGAAGTTACCCGATCCGGGCATGGTGCTTTATCGGTATAAAGCAGAAGGTAAGCTAGACGAGGAATTTGCGTCACTGTATACAACCGCGCCTGATGCAAATGCAGACTGGTCACGCATCTTATGGCGCTTTATCCACAAGTGTTTTGAGTTGGGCTTATTGCAAGACGAGGTTTTCGTGCTTGCTATAAACGCAGCGTGTAACAAGTATGCCAGAGATAACCGTCCATTGAGTTACCTGTGGCGAGACGTTATTAAGGCCGCGAAGGAACACAGTCATTTTGAGGTACTACTTGGTGGTAAGGTAGAAATAGTCACGATGCCTCATCTAGTGGACTTCGATGAGATTGAGGAAGATACGTTCATCGCAGACTACAAGGGTTGGGCTAATGCTGCGACTGATGCACCTGAGCAATATCATGAACTTGGTATGTTTATTGCTTTGAGTGCTGTCGTCTCGGCTGGTTTGAGTCTAAAGGTACAGTGGGGAGAAATCGTACCTAACCTGTGGGGGTTGGTCTTGGGGGAGAGCACCCTTACACGAAAGACAACCGCGATGCGTCTTGTCATTGATATTCTAAAAGACATTGACGAGAGTTTAATCCTGGCGACTGATGGTAGTGCCGAAGGACTATTGACCGGATTAAGTGGCCGACCCAAAAGAGTGTCTATTTATTGGAGGGATGAAGTTAGTGGACTTTTCGACTCAATCAACAGAAAAGATTATCTCGCCGGTTTACCGGAGACGCTTACTCATCTCTACGATGTTCCGCCGATTTATACTCGTCTCTTACGGAAAGAGACAATTACAATATCCGAACCCTACTTCATATTCTTTGGCGGTGGAATTAGGGACAAGGTATACTCTCTTATCAATGACGAGTATATCCTATCTGGATTCTTACCAAGGTTCTTGGTCGTATCAGGTGAGAATGACTTGTCAAGGTTACGACGAACAGGACCACCCACAGAAGTATCTACAGAACGTAAAGACAATATCGTTAGATCGCTTACTGATATCTGCGAGCGTTATAACACTAGCGTTACGACTTCGATCGCTGGTCAGCAAATAGAAATGCCGATCAAGATTGAAGCTAGATTGTCTGAGGACGCATGGGACTAGTATCGCAATCTTGAGGATATTATGACTAACGCCGGCATTGAGACTGATATGTCTATGTTGGCTCTGCCGACGTTCTCTCGTTTGAGCTATTCGTTGCTCAAAATGTCAATGCTTGTTGCTGCGAGTCGTAGGCTTCCTGACCAGTCAAACCGTTTAGCTGTTGAAACGTCTGATGTGAAACAAGCCGCGTTCTATATCGAGAAGTGGGGACATTACTCTATTGATCTGATCCTGAATGCTGGTCGATCTACGGCAGAGAAGGCAATAGACCGCGCTATTAATATTGTCAAACGTAAGGAGGGATTGACAAAAGCTGAGTTTATGCAACGTCAACATCTTAGTGCAAGAGAAGCTAAAGACATTATCGAGACGATGGTACAGCGTGGACTTATTGATGTTAAAGCAGCCGGGAGAGGACACAGGATATACAGCGTATGAGCAAAGGCGCACGACTCCGTAATAAGCGTAAACAAATCGAACACGAAAGGTTGTCTCGCGTGAGCGCAATTAATGGTACTGGTGAACCTGACGTTGGACCGGATATTGAGTGGGACTCACTTAATCCACCTACTGTGCATGAATGTAGTTTCGCGGATCATTTCCATGCACCATTTTGTGACGGTACCTGTGCAGATGTTGTTATGGACGAGCTTGATGTTAAGATCCTTAATGAGAAGAAGGCATGGACTCGCGCTGGTATGCATATCGTAGCAGTACCGTATGGTGTTGCAGATCAGGTTTGTATGCCTGGAATGAAGATTGAGTTGTTTGAGATGGAAGCTAAGTTAGTTGGTCTTATTGAAGCTGTGCAAGAAGCTGTTGGTATCAGCGACGAGGCGTATAACTTCCATTATCGTCAAGCTATCTACAACCGCTTAAAGATGGTTCGTGAGGCTAACGAGAATCGTGTTAAGCAGGAACGTCTTGCTGCACAGATGGGTATTGCACCTAAGAAGATTCTTGGTCCTGACGGTACACCCCTTTCCTAATGGCTCTCACTGAGGGTGTTAAATTAGACGAAGGAAAAACTCGTTGGGACTTGTGGAGTCCTGATGCTTTAGAGGCTACTGCCAACGTGCTTGAGTTTGGTGCTCGTAAGTATGAAGAACACAACTGGGCTAAAGGACTTAAGTACAGTCGCGTATTTAGAGCATTACTTGGTCACTTGTGGGACTTTTGGCGCGGGCGTAAGAACGACGAAGAAACAGGCTTACCTCATTTAGCTCATGCTATGTGTTGTCTTATGTTCTTGCTTCACTATGAATGCAATAGACGCAAATATAGACCGTTCGACGATAGGCCGTAGATGATTATGACTATGACGCCTGCTGCAATTGAACAGCGTCGTGCCAATTCTAAGGCAATTGCAGATCGTAAACGTGCTGAAACCGAATGCAGTAGAGGTCACAGTAATTGGCGAGTCCGTCCAAAGAATGGTAGACGATACTGTCTAACGTGTCAACTTGATCGACAATGGTATGGAAGGAGGGGACTACCCTACGTATGAAGGAGACAGATCCGTTCATTATGAATGAGACAGAGTGGTTTTATGTGTATACCATAGATTTTGATCAAGACAATTTTGGCATCTTTTCTACGCGAGAAGAAGCTGAGAAATCATTAGAAGAACAAATTACAGGTCACGGACCAGCGTGGGAGGATTGTCATATTACTCGACGTATGATTCACGGAAAGCCTGAAATTGATGGACGTTAAACGTAAACATCCACTTGCCGAGTGTGAGAGTTGTCCTCTTGCTAAAGAGAAGATGGCGCCTACTTGTGGTGATCCTAACTCTAAGGTGGCATTCGTCTCTCGTAGTCCTGGCAAGTATGACATAGCTACTGGTGTGCCATTTAGTAACCCACACGGTTCTAAGGCCGTGCTTGAGAACCTGTTAGGGAGGTACAGAATTGCGCGCAAAGATATTATTACTACGAATGTTGTTCTGTGTAGAACGGATGATCCTTCGCCTGCTGCTATCAAATCATGCAAGCCTAGACTTGAGGACGAAATCAAAAATTGTAGTCTTGTTATTGCCGCAGGAACCGAAGCTACCATTGCTCTTACAAGATATAGAGCCGTCTTTACTGCAAGACCATTTGTTCATAACCGAACTTCTAGTGGAGGAACTCCGCAACGAGTTATCGTCACTAACAATCCCGCAATTGTAGTTCGTGATTCAGACAAGTATCCAGATATGGTGGATGACTTTAAGAGGGCATTCGATCCTATTCCACCTCCTGTATTTCCTAGCGTGGAGATAATCAACGATGTTGATAGAGCTAGAGTTGCACTCGAAAGATGGACAGAGAATCTTCCTGTATTATTGGCGTCCGACCTTGAGTGGCAACAAGATGACACACCAACTTGCGCTGGATTCTCTGCAAGAGGCGAGAAAGCAGTTGTATTTGGTTTGGGAGCAATTAGCGATAGACGAGTATGGGATCTTATCAGAAGAATCTACGAACGAACTGAAACTAGCTTCATCTGGCACAACGGTAAGTCTGACACTAAAGTCTTAGTCAAAGCTGGTGTCGATGCGCGTGTAGACGAGGACACTTACTTGATGAGTGTGGCACTTGATGAACGTCCTGGTTATCATAGTCTTGAGTATCTTATGAGTACACAGTTCGGTTGGCCAGACTATGAACCCAAAAGTGTTAAGCACTTTAAGACGACGGGAGAGTTTCTTGGAAAGACCGATGCCGAAAAGAGAATGTCAGAACGTGAGTTGTACAAATACAATGGTTGGGATACAGCCGGCACATTCCAACTATATAATGTACTTGAGCCGAAACTTGACTCTGATAGAGGCGGTTCCGTCAGACCTGTATATAAGCGTCTATTACATGCAGGAGAACGATTCCGTATAGTTGAACTTAACGGATTCCCGTTCGATTCAGAAACCGCGTTGAATATTAATGAACGTGAAGCAATACCGCGAATGCTGGAACTAAGCGAACGAGAGCGTGAAATCACCAAGCATCCTCTTTTAAATCCCAACTCGTCTCAACAGCTTAAAGCAATCATTTATGATGAGTGGGGACTTAAGCACTCTTTGCGTGATGCCGGTCCCAAGAAACTCTCAACCAGCACAGGCAAAGAAGTTAGAGAGATTATTGAACGTGGCGAATTCATTTCTAATCTTGAAAACCGCACACAACTTATGGAATGGGCTGCGACTCATCGAGCCTATAAAAAGATTCAGGATATCAGGAGCAGATACATTGAAGGATTGGTTAGACGAGCACAACGAGACGGAAAGATTTACGGTCACTTTAACGTGGGTGGAGGAACAGTCTCCGGACGGGCGAGTAGTAACGATCCAAACCTGCAAAACATTATCAGAGAAGGGTACGAGAACATCCCAGGTATGCGAACTATGTTCTTACCTTCTCCGGGAAACGTTATCATCTCGGCAGATTTCTCCCAAGCTGAGCTTAGAACATGTGCAAAACTTAGCGGAGATGATGCTCTATTGGGCATATATCGGGATAGTACCCGAAGTCTCCATAAAGAGCGAGCCGCTAAGTTTTATGGACCGGGGTATACGAAAGAAGAGTACGTTAAGTCTAAGAATATTAATTTCGGCGTGACATATGGGCAGGGCGCAGATGCCTTTGCACAGATGTATCATATGGACAAGGATGAAGCACAAGAGTATATTAATGACTGGTGGGGTCAATTCTCTCAATTAAAGGCGTGGACACTTGAAACCGCACAGCGAGCAAGAAAAGATGGATATGTTATCTCTCCATTCGGACACAAACGGCGGTTCCACCTTATCACAGACGAAAACTTGGGAGATGTGGAGAGAGAATCGGTTTCTTTCCTTCCTCAGAATATTGCTGCTTGGCTCACTATTTGTGCTCTTTGTGATCTTGTGGATAATGGCATCCGTATTGTGGCTACTGTGCACGACAGTATCGTGGCTGACATACCAATTAGTCAAACTGATGAGGTTGCTGGGATGATGCGTGAGGTTATGATTGCTCAGGCATCTAAGCAACTAGGTTGGGATGATATCCCATTTGAGGTTGATGTTAGTATTGGACCCAATTGGGGCGACTTGCACGATTGGGTGATGAGCGATGAGAGGATTGCAGCATGAAAGACTATAGGGGCTTAATAGCATTACTCGTCTCAGCAGCACTTATGTTTGCGCTTCTGACGGGTGTTGCTGGTATTATTTGGTGGGGCACTAAGATATCGACAGAAGGATCTGTTGTCATTGGTATGCTTATCGGAGCAATCACGATAATTGGTTCTGCATATCTTGGCGTCTATCTTACTTATATTCGTACTAGTGGACGAAGGCAGAGATGGCCTGGGGAGAAGAATGATGATGAGGACACGTTAGTACCATGATGAGCGCAAGAAATAGAATGCACAACGATCCAGTATTCGCAACTTTAGTTAAAAGTATGTACGATATATTTGAGACTACTTGTGGAACTGGTGCGGGTGTTACTCCAACTGAGATACGTGAAGCTAGTGGGTTAGCTTGGCAAATATATGTAGAACGTCACGCAGAACCAATTACTTTTAAGCCCACTGAATGGGGTCACCCACGATGATTAAGAAACTTGACAATTGTGACATAATCCCGCGTGAGATTTTAGTTAGTAAGATCAATGAGTTAATCGTAGATGTTAACAGATTAGCTCAAATCATGTTAGATGAGGAAGATGATTCACTAAAGGAAGCCCTGGAGGAGATACGGGCG